CTTCGTCTGAACCCAGGTTTACGCGAACAATCCCGGCAATTTACAATCAGCTATTTCAAAGGGTTGCATAATGCTGATTGGCTACGCGCGGGTATCTACCGGCGATCAAAACCTCGATTTACAGAAAAACGCGCTGGTTCGCGCAGAATGTGAACTGATTTTCGAAGATACCGCCAGTGGGAAAAATGCGAAGCGGCCCGGACTAAGGAAAGCTATTCGTCGTCTTCGACCTGGTGATTCGCTGGTGGTCTGGAAGTTGGATCGCCTCGGTCGCAGCGTACGTGACCTCATTACGTTGGTATCTGAACTGCAGGAGCGGGGAATACATTTTCGCAGCCTGACCGACAGCATTGATACCAGCACGCCAGTAGGCCGCTTCTTTTTCCACGTCATGAGCGCGCTTGCAGAGATGGAGCGAGAATTGATAGTCGAGCGTACCCGCGCCGGTTTAGCCGCGGCTAGGGAGCAGGGCCGGGTAGGTGGCCGGCGCCGGATAATGACCACTGAAGTTGTGGAGCGCTGCCGGCGCATGCTGGATAAAGGGGCGACTCGGCCCCAGGTTGCCGATGTGATAGGGATCAGTGTGAAGACTGTATATAAATATTTCCCATCAAATAGTGGCGTACCTGAGAAGACATGAACGTATCCGCCCACCCCCAGATATCGCCGCTCAATTGTAATGCATGAGATATGGCAGGGCCATAGTCCTTATAAATCATTGTTGTGGCTGGAACCCAGCCACTTTTAGTTGATTCTAGAAGCATAAAGCCATCTTCTCGAACTTTTATAATAGCGAAGGACCGTAACTCGAAAGCAGGGAGTGGTAACTTCCTCTCCTCCGGGAAGTAGATCCTTACCCCGGAAAATATGGCGCTGTTGCAACTGATCATTCTTTTCCCAGCCATAGATCCGCTTCTTCAAACATCTCCTCAAGCATGCGGTTCAGCCGTTCTTTATCCTGTTTGCTGGCGTCTGAGTTAAGAGCATTTGCCTGCATAGGTTTTACCTTAACTTCAGCATCAGGAAAGATTCTGTGCACCCGTTTTGTTAACTCATTGAGAATAATAGAACGAGCATTAGCCAAACCTTCAACATTGCGCTTGTCATATACGAGTTCAACAAACATTTTTCCGATCCTCTTTACTGTGTTTATATACAGTATATATACTGTGGTTATGCACAGTGTCAAGAAAGAGGAGTAAAACCATGGGCTTTCCATCTCCAGCAGCAGATTACGAAGAAATGCGTATTTCGCTTGACGAAAAATTCATTAAGCATCCGGCTGCGACGTATTTTATGCGAGCGGCAAACACTTGTTATCGTGCGGGTATTTTACAGGGGGCTCTTCTCGTCATTGATGCTTCACTTAAGCCATGTGATGGCACTCTGCTTGTATGTGCAATGGCAGGGGAGTTCAGAGTAAAGCGCTATCGGCTGGTGCCAAAACCTCATCTTGAGGACTTGTCATCTGGGAGAAAGGAAGCGCTTCCGGGGGAAGAGGAGAATTGCCCGCCGGCGGTATTTGGGGTGATCACATACATAATCAATGATGCGCGATCAGGGGAGTTCGACGAGTGCCCGATTATGTAATCTTGACGGGGTTTCACTTCGAATGAAAGCGGGCATAAAAAACCCAGCCGTAATGGGCTGGTTTAATAAGGATTTTTGCAACTAGAGGTTATGAAATTCCGAACGTGACACCGCATGATGTCTGGCTTTAATGGAATAAGCCGAACAACTTTGTATAGAAACCGATCCCAGTTCCGGCAATCCCAATTAGACTATAAAGCGGGTGGGTTTTAACTAGATCAATTAATACGACAGGTTTAATGCCATAAAGATCCCAAAAAGTTGCATTAGTCTTCAATGATTTATCATGAGTCCGATCGATGATATTGGCAAAGATATCAACTTTACGGAGGGTTGAACGATGGAGCATCAAATAATCGCCGTTCTTAAACGCATCAGCTTCTTCGGCTCCTTGTAAGGCATCTAGATCTGCAATTCCATTCATTTCAGTTAGGCTCATTAACCGACCTTTCCTGCCTTTTGCTGATGTATGTGGGGCATAGGAACGACCATAAAGAGCAACTAAGACACGAGCAAGATCCAACTTCCGCTCATCCTGCAGAATGTATGGCTCACCGCCTAAGACACGAAACCTATGCTCAATTGCTTGGAAGCCATACGCTTCATCCCTCATATTCCAATGTATGAATGTGAAATTCGCATGGTTCCTCAAAAACTGGAAGTAATCAGCAAGCATATAATGTTCCAGTTCATCAAGATGATCGTTTATATCATCCAATTTATTCTGCAATTCGGCTGATTTATGAATAGACCAAGAGTGTGTTTGAGCTGAGTCTAGGTTTCTGACAGCTATAGACGTTACTCGACGCGACTGTCCAGAATCGTTGTCATAGAAAGATTCACAGGAATAATGGATAAGATAAGATTGCTCTGCATTGGCAAAGGCTTTTTCTAGCGCTTTTCTGTTTTCCTTTCTGTTCGCAATGCGAATTAATTCGGATGAAGACATTGGCCTCTCCCAATGGTTAAGATGCTAACCTAAATACAAAAAAGCCCGCATGCGCGGGCTTTTTTGTCGCTCGGGAGTCGCGGCTCCTTTGCGTATCCTTTTTTGTCCCCTCACCGTCTGGTCGGTGTCCTGCTGAGACTGCTAACTTCCTGTTATTGCTAGTGATGTCCTATCACTGTCCAATCATGATTGGTGGAGCTGGCGGGAGTTGAACCCGCGTCCGAAATTTAATAATTAATTGATATTTTTGATTTTTATTATATATTTTTTTTCTGCGTATCTTTTACGGTCACTTTAGCGTCACAATGTGGTCCTGTGTCACATAGGCACTAATCTTTCAGAAGTTAGGCCCCACTAGCTTCATTGCTGTCGACACTTGAGAGGTTATCTTCTACTTTATCCAAAAGCGGTTTACCGCTGACCATCTTTTCAACGATCTCATTTGATGGATAGGAGATGCCAAGTTCGACAGTGTTTGGATTTGCACGGTGCGTTTCAACAAATGAAGAACCATTCCATTTTTTAGAAAGGTAGATAATACCTTCAAACGCAGCGGGATCTTGTTTTTGAGATTCCAATATCATATGAAAGCCACGGCGTTCAATTCCTTTCAGAAAACTTGAAAAACATTCCTTAAGTAACTCATCATCAAGGTCTTTGAACTTAATACCTTGAGCTAAAAATTCAAAATAGTTAAGGATGTAAAGTAGCCCGTTAATCGCATCCCGATATTCGTCGGGAACGATCATATTTTTATATTCGTCTTTATCTGGGTTACAGCGCCACTCTGATAGTTCTTGTGGAACATACCTCATTCCACGGTAAAATTTCGTACTATTGCGGAGCTGTTTTTGATACTCAGGACTTGTACGGCTATTGATTATCATATTTAGGGTATGTGTACGCCGAGCATTAGCTGCAGAGGTAATGCACTGTATCCACCATCCCATCCCTACAAGCATACCCGTTACCATTATAGAGAGGGATGTCTGATAGTTTGGTGTGTAACGGAGAATCGCATAGCCGATAAGAATAATTGAATAGCAAACGGTGCTAAACATCGGAAGAAACTCAGCAGTATCTGGGTATCTCTTTTTAATGAAACAAAAGATAGAAGAGATTCCCGCACCAGCGCCTGAAGCAACAAGCAGCCAATCAAGGATGGCCATATCGAAAGGTAGGCTGCCAGGATAGATGTACGTGTACAGCCCTCTTGCCAGCATCATGACTGAGAAAAGAGTGATGCAGACGATAACGATGACTCGAGCCATTTCTTGTGTCCCTATAGCAAAAGACCTCCAACAGGAGGTCTCTGGTTTCTGCTTAAATTGTATGGTGATTAGCCTTCGCCAAATCCGACGCTCATGATCTTTTCCATAGTAGAATCTCCAGTTGTGCTACTTAGCAATGCGGTTAACTAGTTGAAAACAAATGTTTTTAAAAATTTTGCTGATTTATGATGCAAATCATATCAGTTTGTACCTGCTTCCATCAAGTCCTAACGATGTCCAAGCATGGTCCTATTGAAATTAAATAAAGTTGTTTATCAGCGGGTTGCACAAAGTCAAGATAATAATTTAATATCCGTTTGTTGATTCGTTTTAACTATCTGAAAATAAAGAGAAAAATATCATGCATATGATTTATTCTCTTCGCCTATACATATAGATAGTTGCTAACTTGAGAAACTTCAAGCTGTGACGTGAGTTCAGGCTTGTTTTAGTGTGACGTCGCCAGATGAGTTCCCATCGTAGTCTTTGAGATAGCGTCCATAATGCCTGAACAACATTTCAGGCCCTTTATGTCCCATCTGTGATGCCAGCCAGAACAGGTTAGCGCCTCGACTGATATGTCGGGTCGCGAACGTATGCCTGGTCTGGTATGGATTGCGATATCTGATCCCAGCTTTACGTAAAGTTGGCACCCAGGCTTTCTTTCTTATCGCATCGGCACCCGCCCATGGTTTTTCTGTCTTAGGATCCTCAAAGATCGTTGCATCTTTCATAAAGGTGAAAGGCTTCTGAGAAGTCAGGGCATACAAGGCTTCTTCGGTTAACTCAACTTTACGTGTTCCAGCTTTAGTTTTCGTGCCCTTAATTACCCCCACTACGCTGGCATTTTGCACATGCGCTGTTTTGCCGATAAAGTCGATATCGCGCCAACGGAGGGCGCAGAGCTCAGAACTACGTAGCCCGGTTTCAATTGCAAAGCGGAATATGTTTTCCCACTGTTTGTTACCTGCGGCATGCAAAAGCGCTTCAACCTCGGCCGGCGAAAGCGGATCAACAATATAATCGCTTTCATCCTCGGTTTTACTGCTCTGGTAGCGCGAGGCTGTCACCAGTGAAACTGGGTTAATCTGCAATACACCATCAGTCACAGCTTCATCCAGTGCTGAGCGTAGGAATGAAAGTTGGTTCCTAATCGTCTTTAATGTCGTTTTCTGACTCTGGATCCATGTTTTTAAAGCAGCAGGTGTTAATTCACTGGCAGGAAAAACGTGAAGTGATGCCAAAGCATTTAAACATTTCTTATATCCGCCGATTGTTGAAGGAGATAATTTTCTCGTTTCACAAATCACAAGATATTCATCGAGATAATTTTTTACCGTTTTTCCTGTTGAAGCATTACCAAATATTTTAAGTCGTGCCGAACGGGGAAAGTGTTCACCATAATTGAATGTGCCCCGCTCAATTTTATTGTGAATTTCGCCGAGTGTTCGCTCGGCGTATTTAATGTTTTTGCTATTAACTTCAAGGTTTGATAAAGGTTCCCTGCATTTCACCCCCTTATAGGTAAAGGTAATATTGATAGTTTCCCCAGTACTATGTTTCCTGATCGTTACGCCGCGCGGGAGTTTAGGCGATTTTGTCGAGCCCATTTTGCAACCTCACTAAGATCAATCCATCTTTCCTTAACGCCTTCGACCTTTAGCACCTGTACTCCTTCACGCCATACGCCACGCTGGATGCGCTTATTTATGGCATCAGGGGTTTCGCCTGTCTCTTTGCAATAAGTTGAGATGGGAACACAATCGAGGCTCAGCATAGATTTCTCCTTTGCCCGGCTGCACCCGGGCGATTAGGGTTATTATTCGTAGCTTGAAGGCAATAGTTTCTGCCAGATTGCCGATACATATTTTGCTTGATGGCGGGCATCGGCCAATGCGTTGTGGGCTACACCATCAAATGGCATATTACGTTTGGGGTCGAAACCAAGTTTTTTACCGAGCAGCACCATGGTACGCACGTCGCTGTCGTTCCAGAATTGCCACGGACAGGTTTGGCCAGCGCGGTCGTAGGCTGAACGTAAAATCACGTTGTCGAAGTCGGCACCATTGCCCCAGACTTTCAAGTAACGCGGGTTGTCAGAATTGCGGCTGATGAATGAACTGAGTTCGGAGAGTGCTTCCGCGATGTGCTTGGTATCGTCAGTACAAATAGCTGCACGGGCCTCTGATGATTGTTTCAGCCACCACAGGATGGTGTCACCGTCCGGGGTCGCTCCCTGATCCATAGCGCTGGCGAGGTTGACAGCCACATAGAACTCTGCACCCAGATCTCCAGTTTGTGGATCAAAGAACACAGCACCGATCGTGACGATTGGCGCAGCAGGCTTATTACCCATAGTTTCTAGGTCGACCATTAAATGGTTCACGTTAATTTTTCTCCTGTTTCTGGGTTGCAGCTAACAAAGCCGACAGCGCTGTGTTCTGGTCCATTGCCTCTGTAAGGGCGACAAAGGTTACATCCAGCCTTGACGCTAGGTCTTGCATCAATTGGGCTGCTACTGCCGGTAGTTCTGGTGCTGCAGCATACGCTGCGGCAACCAATTCTTTCACTTTCACGTGTGCCATTAGCGCCGCTCCATCAGTTGGTTAAAGCGGTTCATGAACATGCCGTAAGACTGACCAGGGCGGACGGGATTAATTACAAATTGGTCGGTGGGAATAATGCCGTCGAGCATTGGCCAGTGGGTGCCGTCGTCGATCTCAAAGTCTCGACGTTCGCTGGCCAGCATCACAAGGTCGGCATACTTCACGGTCGGGTGCTGCTCAGCAGGCAGACCAAATTTTTGACGGATAGCAGCATCAACCCGATCCTCGATGGCTCGGTAGTCCGGGAGCAGGTGTTTAAGCGGTGCTGGAATATCCTGCAAATAAGCCTCTGCGGCATCGTGCAGCAGTGCTTCAAGTGCAAACTCCTGTGGTACCAGGTGACTGGTTAACACGCTGTGCTGACCGACGCTGTAGAACTCCGGAAGATGGCCAGCAAAGCGGCAAATATTCGAGAGCGCGTTAGCGATATCTTCGATCTCAATGGCATCCAGCTGGATATCGAGATAGTTAAAGTGCTTGCCTGTGAACGTTTGAATAAAGCTCATCGTATTTCTCCATTTAATTGCGCTCTGCACAGCGCTGATTTTTGGGTATAGGAATCCCTCGCCAGGTGGCGATTAATTTCAGGATTACGCTTTAATAAATCCCCGCGGCGCCGGGGATTTAATGGAGTGCAATCAGGCTTTGAAGTTGCCGATAAAGGTTTCCACAGGCTTACCGTCGAACTTACCAGTCAGCAGGTCGCGGAACTCATTGGCGATCGCTTCTTCCTGGGCTTCCAGTTGGACAATACGCAGAACGAACACCGGGTCGCTACTTTTCAGCAGACTGTTGCGCAGACTGAAACGACGTTCGCCCAGGCCCTCATAGGGTACACACTTAAACTCAAACGCTACTGGCATAACCTCTTTACTGCTGGCTTCAATACTTTGCATCAACGATTTCTTACCGCTAAAGTCACTATCTTCATGGTCGGCTTGAGTTGCCTGTTGGATAGTGACGCGGCGAACAGCTTGCGCAGCCTGGGCGATCGTCATTGTATTGCCGCCAGCATCAAAGGCCAGCAGATAATCGCTCCAGTCTTCGAGCCACTCAGCGATTTGCTTCTGATTAAGGTGATCGCCGTTGATCGCCAGTAACGCGCGGAAGGGCGCTGTTTTCTTAAGCTTGATCGAGGCGACGTTATCAGCATGACCAGGGTTTTCCAGCGTGCCGATATTGAAGATAGAACGGGCCAGCATGTTATCGGCATCAATAAAGCAACGTGCCTTTTCTTCTTCCTGGGCATAACCAACAGAGTAGCGGACAAAATCATCAATGCTGGTTGTGTCCATGGCGCCGCGGAAACGGAAGCGCTCAAGAGAATAACGCTCCAGGCTTTCAACACTGGTATTTTGAGGTAGCAGGGCGGTCGGGCAGGCCAGACCGTGGATATCGTTCAGGTGATACCCGGAAAGCACGAGGTCTTTAACCTGCTGAAAAGTACCGCTGTCTAACTGAGACATAAAAATTCCTTATTAACTGATTAGCGAAGTGGTATCAGTGAATTTGTGCGTGCGGATCACTGAGCCGCTTTAAGCTTTCCGTCCACCGTGCCGGTGATACCGAAGAGTTGCCCTTGGTCTTCCTGCAGGATGGTGAGCTTGCCGCCCTTGTTAACCCACATTGGTGTTTCGGTGGTGTCCTCTTCCGACGCTTTGCCGCGGGGAGTAGGGGTGCTGTAGTTCAGCTTGTGCTTTATCTTGACGCGCTTCTCTTCAACAGAGTTGCCCATACGCTCAAAATCAAAGGTGAGGACTACCTTGCCTTTGTTGCCGTTGTTCAGAACGCCGAGCGCGGTGGTATTAAGAGCCGCCGCAATCTTATTCATGAACACGCCGGCATCCAGTTCACCCAGGAAATCGGGCACGACTGTCATGCGATCATTACTCATGGTTTTACCCTCTCGAAAGGCGGCTGCCACCGCCGGGAATTTCTTCATACACAATAGGGAAGAGCACCAGTTCAGAGCCTGAAGGAGAGAGGGTCCACGCTTTGAACTCGGATCCGGGCAGGGTTAGTTCCCGGTGCCGGTGGTGCTCTTCCCTGTTGTGTAAAAAAAGGGCCCATCGAAGAGACTGGGCAAAGACTACACACAGCAATTCGAGTTGTGGCGG